TGGCCAATTCGCCCATTTTGACGATGACTTGATCAATCACATCGCGCGTTAACTGGCCTTTTTCGGCCATGTCCTGCAATTCGGCGGTGTTTTTTCCTATGGCCGCAGATAGCAGCGTAAAAATTGATACGCCACGTTCAGCCAACTGCATCATTTCTTCGGCCTGTAATTTGCCTTTAGCATAGGCTTGGCCTAATGCCGTCGTGATGCCTTCCAGGGTTTCTTGTGATCCGCCCAATTTAGCGGCCTGGTTGGTGATGGCTTCCATGACCTGCGCAGTCGGGCGAATGCCAAAGTTTTGCAGCTTGATGTAAGCCTTGGTCAGTCCATCAATCTCAAACGGGGTATTAACGGCAAAATCTTGGATAAATTTAAACGTGCGTTGGGCGTCGGCTTGTGAACCGGTGATGGCCGTTAGTTGCGACCGCAAGCCTTCCATGCTGCGGTTGGTGTTGAGGATATCTTTAGCCAGGCCTGCGCCTAAACTAATCCCGGCAAAACCAATCGCGGCATTTTTGACCGCATTGAGTGCTGACGATAAACCCGCCACGCCTTGTGCTGTATCTCTGGCGTGTCTTTGCGTTTGGGCAATCGAGGCATTCAGGCGGTTAATGTCGCTTGTAACCTGGGCGCTGCCATCCGATTTGATTTTGATGCCTAAAACTACATCAGCCATTAATCCGCCTTTTCATTCAAAATTGCCAGCGCCGTGCGTTCCATGATTTGGATATCCTCAAAAACGCACGCTCGTGCTTTGGGTTTCACGGTTAAATCCAGAACGGTTTTTACGCCAGGATAATTGAGCCCAACTACGCCGCCCATGGCTCCGTAAATCCATTGGGTTGATATCGCCTGCCAGGTTTTAAAGCTCAGCCAGTTTTCTGGGTCTATCAATATTTCCGATTGCACCAGATTTTCTTTGGCTTCCTGCATCGACATGCCCATCATGTCCGCCAGGGCTTTTAACTCTTTATCGCGGCTGCCTGCACTGGCCCAGGCTTCCGCAATTTCAATCAGTTTTTTCTTTTTTGCCCGCCTGCCGCGCTTTCAAAAAAGGCTTCGGTAATGGCCGTGCTGATTTGCGGCACCTGGTTTAATAGCAAACGCAACTGTTCGTCATTAAATTGCTGGCTGCCGTTGATTTCAACCTCCTGCCAGCCGTCCATGAATTTGCGCAAGTACTCGATATCGGCATTCAGGACTTCATCAGCGGATTTGATCGATTGACGGTCGGGTGTTGATTCGTTTTGTAGCTCAATCAGCGCATCACGATTAAAACGCTTAAATAGCGCTTTGATTTGGTGGGTTTTCTGATTGCCGTTTTCGTCGATAACGGTAAATTTAACCGGGTATGCGTAAGTGGGCGATAGATCGAGTTTAAACATAAAAGCCTGTATTAGTGGTTTTGAGACTGGATAAAAGCCAAAACTTGACGATGACTCATGCCGGAGTTAATCAAAGCCAGCCAGTCGAACTTATCAATCCGCGCAAGCTTTGAGCTTTCCACCTTAATCAACTTCTCAATGATGACTTTTGGCATTTTGTTTGAGTCGATGCTTATCGAAACCTTGGTGACGCCTTGGTTAACGTAATCAATTTCTAGCAAATCGAGCAATTCTTTGTTATTTATAAACTGTCGCATAGTCATCAAAGGGCGGCACGTCCTTGTGCCTATTTGAAAAGGTTAAGTGTTATATCTGACCGCTTCGGCAGCAAAGGACAAATCTAGCTTGGCGGTAATTGCCTCGTCTTTGGCAATATCCGGTGTTTTGGATAGCGACCAATACGCATTGGCCACCGTTCGTGAGCCATTGGGAAACACCATCATCATGGCGGATGGCGTTAATGAATCAGACGCTGCAGTCAATGTTGCATACCAAGCCAGCGTCGGGTCATCGTAAATGACCAAACCCAGCGCAGACGCTGAACGGCCTACGGGTACCTGTTTGTCTACAAAATCATCCATGGATGAAATATCAGCAAATTTGATATCGCCGCCGGATGGGCTCATGGATTTGATCTGAGACAAAGTATCCCAGGCAGTGATTCGACGTGCAGAACCAGAACCAGAACCGGCGTATTTAGCCGTATCGGTGGTATTGATGTTTTCCAGCGTCACAGCATTGGTTGATTTTGTTTTTACCCTCACGACTTTTTTATCAAGCCGTCCCCATGATGAAGAGATTTCCAAATAGTCGCCAGGGCTGATGGTTGAAGCATCCACAAAGGTTGCCACGGCTTCTGCGGCATTTGTGATGCTTGAAATAACCAAAGCTGCGCCATAGGTTTTGCCAACTTGCAAAGAAGTACCTGTTGCAATGGTAATGGACATAAATTACTCCTTGTCTTTTGATTTGGCGGCTTTGTCATCCACAAAAACCGCGTGTTTAGCATCCACTAGCGCTTGAGCTTCTTGAGCAGTCAGCGTCAGTTCCTGATCAATCGTGTACTCCACGCTGAGATAACGTGTCGCTTCAATAAATTTAATGGTTTTCATCATGTCCTCGTGTTGGTTATGCAGTGGCCTTTACAAAGCTTTTAATCAGCTCGTTTTGAATTAATTGATCGATGTCAGCAATATCCTGAGCCGTAATGCCCAAAAAACTCCGCGCGGGTAACGTGGTTTTCCATTCGGATTTTGAGCCGCGCAAGCTGCGCAGTATCAAACCTGCCTGACCAATTTTTAAATTTTGTACAATCCATTTTAGGGTTGGCGTTTTAAAGCCTTTGCCTTTGCTGCGGTATTTAAAGCCAGCTTGCAACAAGGCTTTGGCTTGCTGCCGTGTCGCCGGATCGCTGCGGGTAACGGTTTGTGCTTTAAACTGGCTTTTGTTGAAATTTTGGGTAAATCCGTATTGGTGTTTTGCAGCAATCATGCCTTCAAACGGATTAGACCATCCCACATAAGCACCGCTGTCTGTTACTGTGGTACCTATGCGTCTAATCAATCGTGCCAACATCTTGCGGCGGCGGTTTTTGGCGTGTGGCGTAAACGCGCGGCCTTCCAAATCGGTTTGTTCTGCAATCCGCTGCTTGGCGGCTTTGATCAACTGCCGGGCGGCCACCGTAAACAAGCGTTTTCGCAAGGCAGGCGATTTAACCTGCTCAAAATTTAAACGGATGTTTTCAGCGCCGGTGACGTTAATCTCAAGCATCGATTGAAAACTCCATGCCGTTAAACATCAAGCTGCCGCCGCTTTGCTTAGTGGCTGTGATGTATTCCCGAAACGTCAACCGAATTTCGATATCCGCTGTAGCCGCGTCGATCACTTCCACGTTAACCGGAAACGTGTAATCCGTGCGCTCGTTGTCGTTGTCCAACAACCAGGCCGCCACCTGCGCAAACAGCACATTGGCAGAAACCTGTTTATGTGGATAACGCTCGATAAAAATAACCGCCGTGTAATCCATCCCGCACACTTTAATGTTGGTCACGCCGGGTGAAGGATGCCCGCCGGGTATGATCACCAAATCATCCACCACCGTTTCCATCTGCTCTGCGGCAAACAGATTCAGATTCAGTAAAAACGTGGTTAGGGCAGTGAGCTTGATCATTCGTCATCCTCGTGACGTCTACCACGACTGGCCAATTTATTGAGCGCTGCCGTGATGCCTTGAATGGTCAGGTTGGTTTCTTTTTGCCGTTCATCGACGATCTTGCTCCACGCTGCCCGCTCTTCTGCATGCAGATCCAGCATTTGCTTTTGATCTTCCCGATGCATGGCATAGATTTTTGCCTGGGCAATCAAAAATATCCCTAACATAACGAATAATGCCATGATGATGAGTCCTATCAAGCCGCCTTGGCTGGCCCATATTTCCGGGGTGGCTATTTTTTCCATAAATAATTTTTATTGGAAATAATCTAAAATTTGTTTTGGATGTTTTTCATGCAAATCACTTTGCACGCCGCCCCAGTCTAAATACTCGCTCGGGAATGGTCTGTGGTATGCATCGCAAACAGATTGCATTTGATCAAGCCCTGCTTTTGGTAGTTTCCCACCCCAAAATTTTGTACCTGTCCCGATTAATGCTGCAGGGCTTAAACTGGTTAAATTAAAATCGGCATCTAAATTTGGATTTGATGTTAACGATCCTGCGGAGGGTGTTATTTGTGCAGCTGCTCTATAGCTGTAAATTCTGCCAGATGTCCCGTAATAAACATTATGGCCCAGCGTATCGCGCTCGGAAATTAAATTGTAATTACTGCCTGGGCTGCCGGTATTGATGCAGATGTTATAGTTGAAAATAACAGGTGATGCAGTATCAATCACATCTGAACCCATTGCTTTTTTATAGTTGTAACCATTTTCAGAGTTTGAGCGCTGCAGGGTGTTGTAATGAAACTCAATGCCTGTCATGGCCGTTTTTGCGCCGTCGTTTCTGATTTCAATATTGTTGTAACGTGCGTCTGTGAATAAGTTGCCAGCTCCGAAAAAGTTAAACGCTGTCGGTGTGTTAGTTTCAGTATTTAATACTAATGAATGATAGCCACCGCTAATATTATTACCTATTCCAACAATATCTGAACCGGCAAAATACATTCCAACATTGACCGTAGCCATTTTGAATGCTTTTATCGTGTTTCTAACCGCTAACCCGCCTGTTACACCTGCATTGAATGTAGATCCGATAATGCAATGTTTAGAATCTGATGTGGTGTGGTCAATATAATTATCGTGCGCATAAAAATTAGACGAATAGCCACTAAACTGAATGCCATCACCTTGACCATCACCAGAAATTGGGTCTATAAACATACCAACGCGTTCCATGTGATTAAACCCAGCTTCTGCATTGGCCCCGCTCATCCAAATACCATCTACACCAATGTCTTTAAATTTATTATTAAGAGATTTCGCGTTTGAACCGTACAGATACACTCCAGATTCGTGTATGCCCTCGCTAAACATGGAGTCGTGCAAATTACAATTTTTAACAACAACGCCTGAATGATTCTGTGGTGTTGCGCTGTTATTGATAATCATCTTGCCGCGCATGTTTGACACGTCCATGTGATCAACAATAACATTTATAGCATTAACAAAAATGCCTGATGTCACTGCAGTTGAAGCAACGCCTCCCGCTGTTGAATCAGCGTTGCCAATGAATTTTGGCATGTTCGGGTCTGCGTTGACAGTTGGCAATATTCCAGTTCCGTAATAGCTAATTAAAACGGGTTTTGCTGCATCAGTTGAGCCTAATTCCCAGCGCAAAGCCGAAAAATCATTGCTCGTTCCATAAGGGTTTCGGGTATTAACTACAGTTCCAGTTTTGATTAAAAACTTACAATTCTGATAATCATTACCACCACCAAACCCTGGCCACCAGCCGCCAGAAACAGCATACGGGCTAACTCGATTAAACGGGCTTTCTGGTGTCAAACCATTTCCCATTGTCGGTGCCTTTGGATCGATATAGAAAGTTTTATTTGATATAACGGCCATGTTAAATACCTTGAATTATTTTTACTTCATTTGTGCCAGTAATTGACACTAAACCAAAATACAAAGATTCAGAACCAACAAAAAAAACGTTAGTATCACCTGGCTCTATTTTAATTGAACCTGATTTTTTTATATCAAATAGGCTTTCACCTACATTTTCAGGATTTTTAGAAAAAGAAAAATATATGTCATTTGCACTGTTGTTAATTATTTTTAATTTAGTTATAAATTTTGCAATTGTTAATATTGTTATTACTTGCTTTATATTTATAGTTTCTTTAAATATTGTAGGGATAAATCCTGATATTGAAATTAATTTAACCCTTTTTTCGTCGCCAAGTCCGCCTTCTTGATTTTGTACACCTATCCAATCTGATATTGATATAGGGTTTTTAATAGGCTTTTGATTAATATCACTCATCGTAATCCCTTGATTAAATCAATACGGCATAGAGGTTTTTATTTCCGGACTTATCGGTATCCGGCAGAATTTTTTTAAATAGTTTGGCCACAGCCTGGGCAGATTGATCCAGCCAATACTGTTCAGTTTCCGGTAAATCTTTCACATCGTTTTCAGCCACTAGCCGCTGGTTCATGCTGTTGAACTGTTTTAACAGCAAGGCTTTGGCATAGCTGTAAACCGCTTGGCTGTACAGGATGACAAAGCTGTCGCTGTCCGATAGATCCGCTGGGTTTGCGGTGACATAGGCATCGGCGGTGACGTGTCCAAGATCGATAATCGCCAGCTTGACCGGTTCAAGATCCATGTTCACATTCACCACGCCCAGCGTCAGGCCCCATTTAATGGCCTCGTTATCATATTCTGCCGGTATCCGGTAGCGGCTCATCAGTTCGCCCAGGTCAAGATCAAACCAAAAGCCATCGTTTACAAACGGGCTGGGGGTGGTGAGTGATGGCTTGCCGGTTAAACTCATGATCAATCCAAATTAGTGCCTACCAAAACAACCGTTCGATAACATCTGAGGGTATAGAGTATCGAGTGATGGTTGGTTGGCAGGGCTTGAGGAGTTCTTTAGTTATTGATCGGTATGATCAACAACCGGTTTTAGTTTGTCCCTAGCTTCTTTCATCAATCCTTTCACGCCTGCGCCTTCCGGATTAACTTGCTCGGCTCTTTCGCACAGGGCCAGCACAGTCAGCCAATCGCTTTCCCGCTTTTTATGTTTGGCCAGCATCACGTATAGCTTGCTTTGCACGGGCGGCGCCAAAGACCATTGCTCGTTATCCAGCGTGGCCACCAAGGTTTCAAGATACGGGTTGGCGGATACATCACGCTTTAACAGCGCATTGGCCCAGTCATACACCGCATCACAAACAAAGGTTTGTAAGTCCCGGTCGAATTTTGGCGGTGTGACATGAATGCCTTGTTTGATCAGATGAAACGCCAGCGCTAATCCTTGCTCGATCTGCAGCGTATCAAACAGCCAAATGCACACCCGAACCGCAATGTCGTTGGGGTAGTTATCGCCCTTCTCGACATACGCTTGCACAAACGGGAAGTAGGTCAGCAACATGGTGGCCTTGGCCTTGGCTTTTTCCACCACGTCTTTCAAAACGGCCAGACTAGCCAAATCCGCCGACATGGCCGCCTGATAATGTTCCAAGGTTTGCAGTTCAGCCGGTGTTGCTGCCGGTGTGCTGTCGGTGTTTTCCGGCTGCCCTGCATATTGGTTGCCGCTTTCGATTTCCGCGGCTTTGATGGCGGCCAGCTTGCGCACGGGGGCGGCTGCAGTGTCGGTTTCCACGGGGTGGCCGTTGGCTGCATCCTGCAGTTGTTGCTGTTTAATCCGTGCGATTTTGCTGACTAATTCCATCATTGCTCCAGATTAAACCAGCGTGATGCCTTCGACCATGGCGGTGGCAAACTCTTCTTGAACCACGTAGGCCAAATTAATGCTGTTGAATTCGCGGACCTCATCCTTAGCTGGCCAATCTTGTTGGGTGCGGCGGATGCTGGAATCTTGGTAGTAAACAGCTAGATTCGATAGCGGGGTAATGACGATAGTGCCGTTCGGGAAGAAAGGCGGGCTAAAGGTTGGCAATCCGCCGAATTCGTTAGTTACCACACCATTGATCAAGGCTTTTTCGCTCGGTGTGTTGCCGTGGGTTTCGTAGAATTTATCCATCGCAGAAACCAGCAAGTTATCCCCCACCAAAGCCACCAGATCGCCTCGGTTTCTAAATGCTGCCGACACAACTTGTTTAATGTCGTGGATCGCTTCTGACAGGTTTTTGTAAGTGCCGGTTTCGCCGATCGATACGCCAGAGCCCACATGCTGTGAAGTGCTGTTGAAGGTGCGGATTTTTTCCAGCCAGCCGATGTTCAGATCTTGCAGGTTAGGGTTGGTAACGATGTTGGTACCCGCTGCGGCTGATGTGCCGTACCAGCCAGTGACCAGCATGTCGTTAACAATCGCTTCCCGGACGATTTGCATATACAGCGCTTCGAAATTTTGGAATTTCGCCCAAGCGTCGATGTCGGCATAAGACAAGGCTACGTCAAAATTGGTTTGTTTAACCGTCCAGTTTTGGTCGTCCTGTTGATTTAAGCGCTTGGGCGTGCGTTCGCCTGATCCTGTGTTGGTGCGGCTGGCTACGCGACCAGTCAAACCCAGTATGACTTTTTGACCGGTGGTGTCCGTGACCGGAATCATTGGCAAACTGGAGAAAAACGGATTGGCCAGCTGAACGGCTTTGGGTTGCAGGGTTTGTTGCAAAGGCAATGTGGCGGCATACAACGCATCGGCCACCACGTTACGCTTCAGGTTTTGGAAAAACTGAACGGCTTGCTGTGATGATGGGTTGAAGTGCTGACCCAATCTCGGATCGGATGGCGCTACGCCAAACGCGGCAGCGGTGGCTGCAAACAATGCGGTTAAGCGGGCTTGGCCTTGTTTTGATAATGGCTGACTCATGATGATTCCTTGTTAGGTTGTCCGTTAGATGTACAGGCTGGCAGACTCATCACCAGCGCCAAAATGCTCACCGCCTTCGGTGCCTGGTTGTTCTGTCAGGGCCTGATTCAGCTTGGTTTCGAGTGCCGCAAATTTTTCGGTGAGTGCATTTAGATCGCCTGACTTGTCATCGCTGATATTTTTGGAAAACTTGGCTTCCAATTCATCCAGTCTGGCGTTTAACTTGTCAAATGCTGCAGCGGTTGGATCGGGTGTTTCGTCGGTGTTGTTGTCGTCACCACCGCTATCCTTTGCCAGCTTGGCAAACATGGCTTTAATTTCGGCCGCTTCCGTTTTTAATGCTTCCAGGGCTTGTTTATCGGCCATGTCGTTGTCCTCTGTGGGTTGGTTTTTGAATAAGGCTTTGATTTGATCGATCAGCGTATCTGGCTGTTGATCGGTGAAGGTTTTGGTTTCGGCCTCAATGGGCGGTGAAATAGCCGCTTTAATTTTGTCGGCCACTTTGCTAAATCGAATTTCAGTCGTTCCAACGCTGCCAGGATCATCTAACGCACCGAGTCCGGTTAGATACGCTTTGCCGGTTTTGCGAAAATCAAAAGTAATTTCCATGGAAGTGAACAGCTTTTGACCAAAGCGGTTATCAGACAGATAAAACGCATTGGGTGCCAAAACAGCCCACAAGTCCTTGCCGCCTTCGTCGTTGTCGGTGACACGCAAGGCTTCAACAGTGCCGTAGTTTTCATAACGCATGTGATCAGGCCAGATCAGCGCTTTAAACAGTTCCGGGTCGTAGCTTTCGGCCATTTCAACCAGCCATTGCGGATCGATAACGCGTCCGTCTGTGGTGTTGCCGCTTCGGCCAATGCGCTTGAAATCGGTCTGTAAGACTCTGCCTGCCATGTTTCACTCTAAATCAGGTGGAATTGACACACAGATTAAACTTTTCAAGCTTGTATTCAATAGGGTTTGTTCCTATTGATACCTATTTGATTAATATAGGAATTTCAAGAAAATTCAGCAGGCGTTTTGCGGATATTTACACCTGATAATGAGTGAAAAATCATTATCCGGTAAATCATGGCAAAAGTAATCCCACCTGAACAGAAACAGCTGGCAAAGCAGATGTACATCAAAGGGGCATCGATCCAGGATATTGCCAAGCGCTTGGGCATGACAGCCAGGTCGCTCTACAACTGGCGGGATGCTGAGGCCTGGGATAATTTCTGCCCGCCCGATACGATTGAAATAGCACTGGCCAGGCGCATCAACTTTTTAGCGGATCTTGATAAAACGCCTGCGCAGCTGGATGAATTTATCAAGCTGACCGAAGCGTTTGGCAAGCTGCAAAAAGACAATGCTGTAGCCTACAAAATCAAAATGGAAGGGGAAGCCATCAGCAAAGGCCATCCCATTTATGTCAACGTGCCTGGTGAAGCCGATTACCGACAACCCAAACCGGCAGGCAGCACAAAAGAGCGTAAGCCGCGCGAAAAGAAAATCAAAAATGACGTGTCCGGAATTTCCGAACAACTGCTGGATGAAGTGCGGGAAAAGCTGTTTTATGACTATCAAAAAACCTGGTGGGATCACCGCAACGACCGCACCCGCATCATTTTAAAATCCAGGCAGATAGGCGCTACGTTTTACTTTGCCTGGGAAGCCTTTAACAAAGCCATCGTCACCGGAAAAAACCAAATCTTTCTGTCGGCCAGCCGGGACCAGGCCGAAGTCTTCAAAGCCTACATCATCGCCTTTGCGCTGCAGCATTTTGAACTGGAACTGAAAGGCACCACGGTTATTTTGCTGAGCAATGGCGCTGAGCTGCGCTTTTTGTCTACCAATAGCAACACCGCGCAGTCGTATCACGGCGATTTGTATATCGATGAGTTTTTCTGGATACCCAAGTTCAAGCGATTGCGCAAAGTGGCCAGCGGCATGGCATCGCATAAGAAGTGGACGACCACGCTATTCAGCACGCCCAGTGCCATCAGTCATGAAGCGTATGGCGAATGGGCAGGGGAAGAGTTCAACAAAGGCAAGGCCGATGACAAACGCATCGAATTTGATGTGTCGCATAAAAACCTGAAAGACGGCTGGTATGGTCCGGATAAAAAGTGGCGGCATATGGTCACGGTTAAGGATGCCGAGGCGCAAGGCTGTGATTTGTTTGATATCGACGAATTGCAGATCGAATACTCAGAAGACGACTTCCAGAATTTGTTTATGTGCAAGTTTATCGACGACAGCCAGTCGGTATTCAGCTTGGCACGTTTGCTGGATTGCACCGTCGATATAGACGACTGGAAAGATTATATCGACGGCTCAGACCGCCCCTTTGCCAATAAACCCGTTTCAGCAGGCTACGACCCCAGCCGCACCAGAGACAACGCCAGTTTGGCATTGCTGGCGGTACCGCTTAAACCCTCGGATAAATGGCGGGTATTACGCACCAAAAGCTATCACGGCCAAAACTTCGACTACCAAGCCAACCGCATCAAAGAAATCAAGGACAGTTACAACATCGTGCATCTAGGCATCGATACCACCGGCATCGGTTACGGGGTGTACGAAAAGGTCATCGACTTTTACCCCAACGCCACGCCCATTCATTACAGCATGGACATGAAAAACCAGCTCGTGGTTAAAGCGCTGGATGTGATCAACACCGGGCGCTTCCAATACCTAGCCGGTGACAACGACATCACCCGCGCGTTTTTAATGATCAGCAAAACCACCACCAACAGCGGGCAAATTACCTACGCATCGAGCCGCAGCGTTGAAAGCGGCCATGCCGATATCGCCTGGTCGATTATGCATGCCTTGATTTACGAACCGATCAATAACGATGCCCGCAAAACCACCGTTACTTTTAGCCATTAGGGGACCGCATGAATAGCAATAGAAAAGCGTTTTTGGACATGATAGCTGTTTCAGAAGGTACCGCCCATTTAGGGGATCGCGGTTACAACGTGATGGTAGGCGGCAAGCTGTTTGATAGCTATCACGAGCACCCGCATCCTTACGTATATATCAAGCGCATAAATAACTATTCATCCGCCGCCGGTCGCTATCAATTGTTATTCCGCTATTGGAAAGTTTACAAAGCCCAGTTGCAACTGCCGGATTTTGGTCACGACTCACAAGACAAAGTCGCACTGCAGCAAATCAAGGAATGCAAGGCGCTGGATGATATTGACGCAGGGCGGTTTGATGAAGCTGTGCGTAAATGCCGCCGCATTTGGGCCAGCTTGCCAGGTGCTGGCTACGGACAACATGAAAACAGCTTGAAAACCTTACGCCTAGCCTTTGTGAAAGCGGGCGGCCAATTGGCGCAAGCCTAGGACAGTGACATGACACAAACGATGCTAGAACAGACTGAAACTGAACAATCGACCGGCAAATCCCTGGTGTTTGCCTTTGGTGATCCTGAACCGGTATTAACCAGCAATGTCACCGATTATTTAGGCGTGTTTATGGACGTGGGCGGCGATTATTACCGACCACCGGTTGATTTAACCGGCTTGGCTAACCTGATGAGTGCCAATGCCTACCATGGCCCTATCCTGCACTTTAAAAAGAACATGCTGGCCAAATGGTTTACGCCATCGCTGATGTTGTCATCCTTGGATTTCAAACGCGCCGCTTTGGATTACGTGGTGACAGGCAATGCTTACTTGCAGTGCTTCAAAAACCGATTAGGTCAAGTCGTTAGGCTGGGCTGGCTACCAGCCTTATACATGCGACCGCATAAAAAAGCCGGGGTGTTTGTTAAGTTAAACAGTAGCCAAGGTGTGTTATCCGGCGTGGAATACACCGAATTTAAACCCGGTGAAGTGGTGCATTTAAAAGAGCCAGACATCAAGCAAAGCATCTACGGCATGCCGCAATATCTGGGCGGGATTCAATCGGTGTTGCTCAGCGAGGATGCCAGCCTGTTTAGGCGTAAGTATTTCATCAACGGTGCCCACATGGGTTATATCCTTGTGACAGCCGATGCCAACCTGGACGAAGCCACCGCCAAGGCTATCGAAAACCAGGTCAAGCAATCTAAAGGCCCTGGAAACTTCCGCAGCTTGTATTTAAACATCCCGCGCGCCAATGGCAACAAGGAGCCGGTGAAAATCATCCCGGTCGGCAATATCGGCAGCAAAGACGAATTTCAGGCCATCAAGGAAGTGACTGAAATGGAAATGTTGGCCATGCATCGGGTTTACCCAGGCTTAGCCGCCATCATCCCGGCCAATGTAGGCGGCTTTGGCGACATGCAAAAAGCCATGCAGGTGTATCACGAGCTGGAAGTAACCGCCATGCAGCAAGTCTTTTTGGAGCTGAACGAAGTCATCCCCGGTAATCCGGTGGCGTTTAAAGATCCTGTCTGGCAGTCATGAGCTTAAGCTACTGTGTTTTGCATAAAGAGTGCCACGGCTGCCACGAAGGCTTGATGTATTCGGCTCGGTTTTATGATCAACCGGTTGACCCTAACACCCCGTTTAGACTCTTACCCAGCTATGTCGGATCCTGCGCACTGCGCATTTTAGACAAAAACGTACACATCACCCGCATGGTATTCATGGAAGCGGAAGTCAACGGCATCAAAGTGGGCTTTAGATTTGAAAAGCATCATCAGCTTGATCTGTTGCTGAGACTTCTTGAATCTGAGTCCAGCGTTGAAACGGCCAGCTGGGAGCGTCACAAGGCAGATCAAGAAATCTGCAGAACTGTAAATATTATCGAGCGAATCAGATTTTTAACCCGACACAACGCCCAGGAGCTTTTATGATTGACGCATTAATAAAATATGCCGTGCTGGTGTTGGTGATTGCGTTTATTTTGATGCTTGGCTTGGCAGAGCTTATCAAAGAACTGCTCAAGCAGCTGCAGCTGCGGATATTTGATCGGTTTGATCGGCGGGTAGATGCTATGTTTAAGCGGGTGTTTGATTGGTAGGGTACGCACTGCGTACCATACCTAGATGACTCTCATCATATCTAAAAACTTATTCATCAATTGCTGATTGCTCATTACCAGCAGTTCTTTAGACTGCATGGCCAATATTTTAGCTATAAGATCGGCTTTTGACTCCTCAATATCCATCATAGACGATAGGTCTTGTGGATCTGATATCACAGTTACAGTTCCGGTGTCGCAGTTAATTTCTAATGTAGATTTGTTTATCATCTATAAAATCCTAAGCATGTAGGGTACGCACTGCGTACCCTACGAATTCATGAAGTTTTTAATTCCTGCACAGTTAATTGGTCCGTGTTGTGAATCGGCGTCCCAAACTTCAAGGCCGTCATAGCCGCTTGTGCTTAAAGTGACGCCATGATCTTTGCAAAGCTGCGCTAGCGCATCTACAAACGCAATAAATTTGGTGTCACAATCTTTTTCATCGATAAGATCTTTAACGTTAGATTGCATCTCAGTTATCCTGAATAATGTAGGGTACGCACTGCGTACCCTACCGGTTTAAGGCCTAAGCCTGAACAGTATCAACACCGACTGTTTTAAACAAGCCGCGTATCTCATCCAAAATCAGTTTTTCCCGCTCAATGATCGGGTCAATCAGGTAAGGCAGTTCGGAAAGCTCGATGGCGTTGGCGTGGTTATGGCAACCGTTTAATAGGCCGCTGACACAGCGCAACGCTGAAATCTCATTTTCCAAGGTTTCCATGTGCTCCATGATCTGGCTTTTTAGGCCTGCTAGCGTGGCGGCCATCATGCACCCCCTTGTAACAGCATTTTGCCAGAACTGGGGAAAAGATCGGTTTGTTTAAAATCCTTACCCAGCAGCTGCAGGTCTGGCATTTTGCGACCGACCAGATTGCACAAATCCCGCAACTCATCCACCAACAGCTTAAACAGCATGGCATCGGTGGTCAGCGTTAAACGGGCGGTAATTTCCACAATCTGTTTGGAATAGGCCAGCCGGTCTTTGCCTTCGATAATGCCGAAGTAACCGTGCTTGCGGATTTGTGGCAAAACCTCACCCAATACCCAGTTTGCAAACTCTTTGGCCTTGGGTTTATTGGAGCGAAAAATCAAAAAATACATTCCAGATTCATTAATGAAATATGCGTCTCTTTCGCCTTGAATGGTGATGACTTTCATCACCATTAACCAGCTTTCCGGCATGTTTTCGAGTGTCACACTTGACCAAGAAATATCCAAAACTGCACAAACATCTTTAGCACAAAACCAAACATTATCACTGTCATCGATCGCAGTGCGAACATCAAGAGTTTCGAATTTGAATGGATTGGCTAGGGTTTTTAAGTTAGACATGATTGTCCCCTTTCGGTTTTAGTAAGTGCTTGCCAATATGAGGGCAGGCGGGACTCAACTACAGCCGAAAGACTGCCGGACGTATTCCCCGAAGGTATTATATTTCGTCCTGTCATCCCGCCCATTGAACAGGACCATACCGCGCAAATGCTCGACATGGTAAAAACGCTGGGCATAAAAAAACCGCCAGGCTTTCGGGTGCGGATGACCGCTTTCGGATTGTAGTAAATCCAGTTTAGGCCCGAAGCCTGATGTTTGTCAAATATCTAGTTTTAAATTTTTTTCTAAGTAATTTAATGCGTATTGCTCATCTTCTGACACCTGTTTTTGGGTGTTTATGATGTCTTTTGCAGCCTGCAAAACCAATTGTTTTTTTACAATATCTTTATTCGATAAGTTTAAAGTCATCATTTCAAAATCGGTCTTTGATGGTGATTTCTCATACTTAAAGATATTTTTTATTTCTTCGGCAGTAATTCTATTGTCACCGGTTAGCGTAATTAACAGATCAACCAATACGGTTTTTTCAGCAGCGGAAAATCGGCCATCGGCTTTGCATACATAAAACAAGACCATCAATAAATCGGATTCTTTTTCAATAAATTGGTCAATGGTATAATAAACGCTGGATTTGTAAGCCTCATACTGCTGGTGATGCTTTTCCATTAAATAGCTGGCCACATCAGTAATCATTTCGCCGGTTTCAACATCAACGCAGTTTTTAACCCGTGAAACGTTGAATGTTCTGTAATCTTCTTTTGAATGACAATATCCCCAGATAAATATCCAGTCTGTTTTTACTTCCATGTTTTTGACATCTAAATGTCGTTTTGATTTGCGACCCTCGGCATCGGTATAGTCAAAAGCCAATTCAACCTTGACTGAAAACAATTGTCCTTCATCAAAATCATTATCTTTTTGTAACTGTTCAGGCTCATCCTGTGGCTGTTTTGATGGGTCTAAATGCCGTATCAATGACCATATAACAGTTGCGGCAATCACCGCTATTAAAACTTGTATCAGTAATGACATACTTATTCCTCAAGCGTAGTTAAACGGTTAAGGATAGTTCAGCCCTACAAATTCTTATCCACCGTAAAAGTCCCAATATCACTACTCCAGCTGCCGCTTGGCAATGTT